TTAGGGGAAATAAACTATAATTATAGGACAGCAGGTGAGGTAGAAACAACGTTTGAATATGCATTCTCACAACTACTAGTTGAATTATTGTAATTTACGGAATTTATACCCCGAGAAATTATAAATATTAATATGGCTAGAACAATACAATCACCCGGTGTAGAAATTAAAGAAATAGACTTGACTCTCAGAGCTAACTTACCTATAGGTACATACGTTATGGTACCAGGTTTTGCTGATAGAGGACCAACTGATGAGGTTGTCCAAGTAACCAGTCAAACAGAATTCGAAAATATCTACGGATTACCAACCACTCCAGCTGAGAGATATTTTTATCATTCAGTTAGACCTCTTTTTAACTCACCAGCCAACGTGCTAACATACAGATTACCTTACGGTGCTGATAAAGGCGCTGGATTTGGTAACTCATATGGAGTATTAGCATATCCATCTAAATTAGCTAGTATTAGCCAAACAGGTTTAGGTGAGACAGCATTAAATTCTGTCGGAATTAGCTTAAACTTTGACCCGGCTGAATTAACTACAAATGGGTTGAGTGGTGCTAGTTTCTTATTACAAGGTTCATCGGGTAAGACATATAGTTTCGCTTTTGGCTTTGGCGGTGCAGGTCCTCTTCGACTACCAACAGCAACTGGTGCAGCATTATCAGCATCAGTTACAACTAATGCCCTTTCAAGTGTTACTGAAGTAATGTCATTAGTGTCAGGTACAATAGCTGCTGCAACAGATGTAGTTGGTACAGGTAAAGAATTTGATAACTTATTATTAACAGGTAATGTTTTAACCTTTAATCTTTCTGCTAGTGATACGATCCCACTTGGTACAAATGCAGCTGTACAGCAATCATTCCTTGGAGGTCTTAGTGATCCAGGTGATGTATTTAGTGCTGAACAAACAACAGGTACAACACCAGCAGGTGCAAGTAATTTCGGTGATACATTGGCAACATTTGATGAGCAAGCAAATGATGTTTTAGCTGTTCTTGGTAAACCAACTCACTTTGAGTTAACCCAGGCTCAATATAATGACATATTAACAGGTAATACATTTAGTTGGAGTAACCAAACAGCAAGTACATTCGCTGGAGTTGCTGACTTAGGTAAAGCAGCAATGCTTGTATTGAATAAAGGTCAAACAACTATTGATCAAAGATTCCAAGGATTCTATATTGGTGCATTAGATAATACAAATCTAAATGATGCAACAGATTTTGATGGTATTTTATCAGTTGAAACAGTAGCGCAATCAGCTGAAAAGACAACAAATTATACTACATTACCTGGTCAAAGATTAGATTTCTCTTTATCATCAATATCTGATAATAATACAAGTACATTCGGTCAAGATACAGATAGTATTTCAGAGATCATGGAGAATCTTAATGATTTCGATATATCTTCAAATCTTTTCGATGATACAGTTTCACTTGGTCTTTTCAGACTAAGACAATCACCGTTTACTTCAGATACTATTAAGTTAGGATTTACATTAGCTGAAGGTTATGTCGGTACTTTCGATTATCATCGTCAAATTCAAAATCAAAACGGTGGACCACCATCTAAGTTCTCTATTGAAACTCAAGAAGATCAATCACCTAATGTTAATGTATTAGTTAACGAGTTCCTTAGCCATAAAAACGGCAGTACTTATCTTGATGTAAATGGCGTACCTACTAATAAGATTAGATTTGCATCATCTAAAATTGATTCAAGTGTAACAACATCTCTTGCAGATAGAACAGCTTATTTCACTAATTTATCTGCAAGTTACGGTGCACAAACCGAAGCTCAAGCTCAGACATTATCAGGAGTTGTTGAAAGCTTCGTATCGTTTGATGTTAGACCAGCTGATAGCTTATATCCAATTGGTACATATGCAGATTCAAATGCTCAATCAAAAGATCTTGGTTCAATACCATCTAAATTAGATAGATTGTTTGATTCAGTTGAAAATCCTGATATATATGAATTAGATCTTACTGTTGATGGTGGGTTAACTACTATTAATGCAGTTGCTGAATTCTTAGAGCGGGAAGGTAAAGGTAAATACTTTGATGATACAGTAGATGTTAGTAAGGCAATCGATGGTTTCTATACATCAAATCTATTGAATATTAGTGATGAAGCCATAGCATTCAGATCTGATTGGAAGACAGTGTTTGATAGATTTGCTCAATTTGCTGAATTCAGAAGAAAAGATCACTTGTTTATTGCTGATTTACCTAGACATATTTTCGTTCAAGGTACAAACTTCAAGACACTTAATGATGATAGTAAGAACTTCTCATTAAATATCTCAAGTCCATTAAGAGCTTTCACAGCTGTTACCAATACAAGTTATGCAACGACGTATGCTAATTGGGCTCAAGTATATGATACCGGATTAGATGATCAAACATGGGTACCATTCTCAGGAAACATTGCAGCGACTATGGTTAATACAGATTCTAATTTCCAGCCTTGGTTTGCACCAGCTGGGTTTACAAGAGGTGTTGTAACTGGTGTTAATGACTTAGCATTATATCCTAAGCAAAAGCAAAGAGATCAATTATATAAGAATTCTATTAATCCAATTGCATTCTTCCCGAATGAAGGTTATGTAGTTTTCGGACAGAAGACGTTATTGAAGAAGCCAAGCGCGTTTGATAGAATTAATGTACGTAGATTGTTCTTATACTTAGAAAAAGCTACATCTCGCACTGTTAAGTATTTTGTGTTTGATCCAAATACGTTATTAACAAGGACTCGGGTTATTAATACAATCCAGCCTATATTTGAGAACGTTAAGAATACTGAAGGGGTTTACGATTATCTGCTCGTTTGCGATGAAAGAAATAATACCCCATCAGTTATCGATCAAAATGAATTGATAGTTGATATATACCTCAAGCCAGTAAGAGCAGCAGAATTCATCTTAGTGAATTTCTACGCTACTCGTACAGGTGCTAATTTCAATGAGCTTATTTAAATCATAAAATAATATAACAAAAACCCTCTTTCCACCAGAAAGAGGGTTTTTTATGTTTAAATATAGTGTATTGTAAATAAATATTATTATGGCTGATAGTAGACTTACAGATTTACCAAATTTAACGAATCCCAGTAAAGAGGATGTTTTATATATTGTTGATGTTACAAAAGATTCATCAAATCAAATAACATATGGAAATTTAGTTACAAATACTATTGGTTCGTTAAGTGCTTATTTAGAGGCGATTAATATTCCAAATATTTTTAATATAATAACAGATGTAGCTACTATTAATACGCAATTACCATTTTTTGCTTTACAAACAAGTTTAAATAGTACAAATACTAACGTCAACACTGTAAGCAGTTCTGTACTAACATATAGTGGGTTTATAACACAAAATACATTAGATATAACAGCTCTATCAGGTTATATTGATGGTAAAGCATCTTTAGTAAGTTTTAATGATCTCAATACTGAAGTCGACGAGTTATCAGCAACTGTTTTAACACACGCAACTCAAGCTGCTGTAAATGATAAAGCAAATCAAACTGATCTTGATATATCAAATACGAAAATCAATACAATAAGTGGAGATGTTCTAGGTATTGATACACAACTAGTTGGTATTAATACACAAGCAGATAATACAGATACAAATGTTTTAGCTAATCAGGGAAGCATTTTAGATAATAGACTTGATATTATTACTCTTTCAGCTGGAACTGAAGCTCGAGCATTGTCGAGTGAATTAGTAGCATTGAGTGCTGCTTTTATAGATAGTCAAATTGAGCCTGTAAATTGCATTAAAACATTTCCGTTTAATATTAGTATAGCAACAAACACAGCATACTTAACATCGTATCATGGTTTAACGAACGACGCTGGTTCATATGAGATAATTAATAATGGTACAACAATTGTAGTAAGTAATTTAAGTTCTACAGATATTACAAATGGGAATGGATTAAATTGGAACGGTTTACTAGCTAATTCATATGTATTAAGTTCTGGAGCAATTGAAGTGTCAATTTTTAACCCGACTGCATCAACTATTGCAACTACTGATACAGATATTGTATTTTCCGTAACTGATATTGCCAATTAAATTGATTAAAATAATAAAACAATTAATACATTTGAATAAATAATTATATGGCTGACGTTAGACAAACAATTCAAGATTTTTATACTCAAGCACAAGTTAAAGACTTTGCAAGAACAAATTTATTCAGAGTGCTAGATATTAGTTTAGGTGGTACTGATGTAGAGTTTGGTGAAGAGGATATGGTATATGCTACAACAGCAACTTTACCCGGTAAGAGCATTACAACAATACCAGTACCTTACATGGGACTAAATTTTAACGTTCCTGGTAATGTACAATATGATGGTAGTGATGCATATCAAATTAATTTCCGTTGTGATGAAAAGTATGATTTAAGAAATAAATTTTTACAAGTTGTAGCAGATACTTTCGATGATGCTGATTCAACAGGTAATTATTTTACACCAACTGCTGACTCAGTTATTGATCTCGTTCTTTTAGATAAAGAATTAAATAAAGTAGATCAATATCAATTAGTTGGCTGTGCAATTAAAAGCGTAGGTCCAATAAGTTATGATGTAACTGCAGTAGGTACAGAGCAAAAGTTTGATGTAAATTTATCATATCACTATTTTAGACAAAGAGCTTAATATAATTTCCATAACCCGGATTGAGTTATCTTAATCCGGGTTACTTATGTATAAATATAATCATACCTATGAGTATATTAAATTCAGTAAATAACGCTATCCAAGGCGTGTCTAATAAAACAAATAGTTTACTTGGTGGTTCCATAGCCCAACCAGGTCTCTCTTTATTAGGTACTAATTTACCGTTCCAACCATTAATTAGCTTTAGGGATAATTTCATTGACAGTTTAGATCAATGGTCTAACTCTATACCTTTAGATACTCAATTTATCGTGTTGTTTGATAGCTTCCCTCAAGGTGTAACAACTAATGTTATACAAAATCTCGAACCTATCGTCCAAAGTACAGGGTTTGATATCGACTTACCGAAGAATGTAGTAACAAATTTTAAAAATCAAGGTATGGTTGGTTGTATATTCGTTAACGGTTTTAATATAGGCGGTGAAGAGCTTGATTATGCTGATGCTAGTATACCAAATAATAGAGGTTTTATACCAGGTACAATATTAACAAATCGAAAAGGTTTATCAAATAATACATTAACGTTAGAGTTTAGAGAAACTAATACATCATTTAATGATTTTGTTATAAGACCTTGGTTAATACTTGCTAGTCATTTCGGTTATGTAGCAAGAAATATGTCAGATTCAGTTGAAGCTCTTAAAAATTGTAAAACGAATTTAACAGTTGTTCAGTATACAAAGAGTGATAAAGGATTATCACAAATACCAAGAAAGACATGGAGATTTTATAACGTAGTACCAGTACGTACATCAACTAGAGATGCTAATTATGGTACTAACGATCAAGTAAAAAATATCGATACAACATGGATATATGATAAGTATGAAATACAAGCAAATTTATATTTAAATATACCAGACTTGTTAAAAACCTTAAACCCTTTTAAATTCTAAAATATGGATTCTTTAGCTAACTCATTACTGCTTTTAACGAAGACTAACTCTAAAATAGTTGATAAAATTAAAGAGGTAGATGCAAAGATTGATTCTGTCATTATAAGTAGTAAACAGTCTCCTAAGACTGCAGATAGTGGTAGTAAAACCCCAAAGAAGGGTGCTACTATCCAGCCTGGTCTTAAAGTTAAAGCAGATGCAATAGATAAAAAGATTGTTTCTACTGTTGAAAAACCTAAAACTGTAATTATTTCTGATTTTACTAAGGAAGCGTTAACCGATTTAGCAGGAATTCTCGGTAAACGACCGGCACCTAAAGAGACAGAAGATAGTGGTGAACCACCAAAGAAAAGTAAAACAGCATCGAAAGTTTTAGGTTATCTAGCTGCTGCAGCTGGTACATATGCTATTATTAAAAACTTTAAAGTGGAAAATATTCCTGGTTTAATATCAGGATTACAAGGTGCACGTAAACAAGTTACAAAATTAACGGATAAATTTAAAACCGGTGTTGATAAAATGAAAAACGGTGTTAAAAATGTAAAATCGTTTTTCACTAAATCTAAAGATATGGCAAAAAATCTTGTACCTAAAAACTTAAAAGCATCAGTAACAAAAAGTGTTGACGCTGCTAAAGGAGCAGTCAAAAATTTAGGTAGTAAGATAGGGTCAGTAGCAGACGACGCGGTAAACGGGTTGAAAAGTCAAATGGATAACGTTGCAACGAAAATGGGCACTTTTTCTAAAAATCTTGGTTCTGGACTTAAATCTATTACTAGTAAAGTAGGAGGAATGGCAGGGTTGGCAGACGACGGTGCAAAATCTCTTGCGGCTGCTACTGCAGCTAAAGCTTCAACACCTAAAGCTCCTGCTCCTAAAGCTGCTCCTCCTAAAAAGCCAGGATTTTTTAGTAAACTAGCAGGTAAAGCTAAAAGTGCAGTTAGTACCGTTGCAAGTAAAGCTAAAACAGGATTTTCAGCAGCTAAAGGAGCTGTTACTAACGTGGCGAGTAAAGCTAAAAATGTCGTTGTTAAAGGAGCGACCGCAGTTGGTAACGTTGCAGGTAAAGCTAAAGATGTTGTTGTTAAAGGAGCGTCAGCTGTCAAAAAAGGTACAGTTGCTTTTGCAAAAAAAGCTTTTAAGACTGGTGTTAAAGCCTTAGGTGGTGCAGCTAAAGTTGGAAGAGTTGTATTAAAATCTCCTTTTTTAGCACCAATTGTTGAAGGAATTTTTACTTACAAGGATATAACAAAAGCAATTGAAGAATACAAACAGGGTGAAATAGATAAAAAAGAGTTAGATAAGAAAGTTGGCGATCGATCAATTAAAGGAATTGGCGGTATTATCGGTGCAGCTGTAGGTGGTACACTTGGAGCTGCAGCATTAGGGACGTTATCTTTTGGATTAGCTGCACCTTTAGGAGCCATACTCGGTGGTATCGGTGGGGATATGGCTGGTAGATTTTTAGGTGGTGTTATTGCAGATGCCATTGGTGATAAAACTGATAAGTTTGGTGAAGGTATAGTAGATAGTAAATTCTTTAGAAATAAAATGATGGCAGAGCCATCTGAAGGACAAGCACCTGAAGGTGAATCATCTGAAGGTCAAGCACCTGAAGGTGCAGCACCAGTTCAATTAGACGCACCAATACCAATTGAAGATGGTATTATTACAAAAGCTGGTCAATTGATAAAACCTCATGCTGAAGACTTTTTATATGCCATGAAAGATGGAGGACCTCTAGTTAATGCAATGTCTGGTGATAATAAAGCAACTGAAAAAAATAATGAATTATTGTCTGATTTTAAAACAAATAGTCATAAAGCATCGATAAAGCAAATAGAATTATTAGAAAAGAACAACAGTTTACTTACAATGTTACAGAGTAGTATTGTTGAGTTGAATAGCAACAGTGGTGGATCTAATCCTAGTAGTATTGTAAGTAGTAGTAATAGTAACGTAACAAATGTGAATTTTAAGAGTCCCGGGTTACGTGATATTCAACTAAGTTATGGCTGATTTTAAATATATAGATATACAATTTTTAGGTAAATCCCATACAATTAAAGAATTATCATTTGTAGAATTTAAAAATTTTCTTAAAAGAATATATGGCTCAACAGATATAATAATTACATTTAATGAATTAATAGCGCATTGTTATAAAGGAGATAATAAATTAAATTATGTTGAAAAAATACTTGTCTTGCTGAATATTCGAGGTCTTATATTTGGTAATGAAGTTACATTTGTACAAAACGAAAGAAATATAGTTATTAATATACAAGAAATTATCGATTCTTTTAATATAAAGTCTAAAGAAATTAAACATCAGATAGGTGATAATATATACACATTTAATTATATTTTTGACAATCATATACCAGAAAATAAACTTGAGTTTATATCTAATAGTTTAATAAAGATTAATGATATAGATGTTACTGATATCTCCGATAAAAATGAACTTATACCAGCATGTAACTTTAACGAGCTATACGATTTAATATATAATAACTTTTACAATGGTAATTTTTACATTAAAAAGCTAGATTACGATATAAATTTTTCGAGTATTTATACCTTTTTAGAAAGTATTTTTAAAAGTGATTTAATGGGCCTATACGAAATGGAATATAAATTACGAGAGGTTTTAAATTTTAATACATATGACTTAGAAAATATGTCATTACCTGAGTGTAAAATGTTTATGAATTTCTACGTGAGAGATCAAAACGATAAAGAAAATAATTGATTTTTAGTATCCCTGTATTATATAATAGTATGAGTAGTGTTAATGAAATTCTTAACGATCTAAATTCGTTAAAATCTGATATACAAGTTTATATCCCTTCAAGTAAAAGTAACAAAAAAACAAAAACATTAAATTTAAAACAGCAAAAGGAATTGTTAGATAATTTATCTGAATCAAATTTAAGTCTTTTAACGTTTTTTAATGATGTATTTGAAATTATCAATGCAAACTGTTCAGAGGATAGCAAAGTTATTAATGTGATTGATAGACCTAATATATTATTATCGTTGAGATGTGATATAAATAAAATCTATGAGGAAGTAAATCTAGAAGAGTTACTTAAAAGAAATAAAGATATTTCTTTACCGGATTTATCTAAACAAATTGAAACTGAACATTTTGTATTTGATGTTTCTTCACCCAGTATTCAAAGAGACTATAATGTTAATTCGTATCTTGTTAATACATATAAAAATGAAGAAAAAATACTTGGTAAGTTGTATATAAATGAATTATCAAAATTTATTAATAAGATTAAATTTAAATCTAGTGAAAAAGTAATTGATTTTGATAATGAATCGAACGGTAATAGATTTAAAATCTTAGAAAATATGCAATCATCAAATTTCCAAGAAATTTATACATTTATTAACGATATAAGGGATAAAGAAGTTGAATACTTAACATTAGACGGTACACAAATTGATTTAAGTCCTGAATTTTTTGTATTGTAGAATTTACAGATCGTAACAGTAAATTTGCTATTAAATATTATTAATGGCAAACAATTTATGGAGTCTAGTATTTGGTCAAGACGGTACGCTACCGGTTCTAATTAGAACTGGTTCAAACGTTCAAACAGATCAGATAAATTATATAACAAATACAGTATATAGTAATTTAAAAACATATGCTGATGATATTAATGTTGTAACAGATTTTCCATGGACTAAGAGCCCTAAATCTAGCCGCACTGACGTACCTCGATTAGTACTCAAAGAGAAGAGAATTAAAACTAATAGTACTATTAGTAATTTTGCTTATTCAGTTAATACT